GTTCTGCCGCCAGGTGCTCGCCACCGATTTCAAGGCGATGAACCGGGTGCAGCTGGGCGAGGCCCCGCAATTGCTGGAAGTGGGTGAAAGTGGCGAGTTCAAGCGCGGCACGCTTGGCGAGAGCAAGGAAAGCTACAAGGTCAAGACCTATGGCCGGGTGGTCGCGATCACCCGCCAGACTCTGATCAACGACGATCTGGATGCCTTCACCCGCATCCCGGCGATGTACGGCAACTCCATCGCTCAGCTGGAATCGGACGTCGTCTGGGGCATCATCACCGCCAACCCGGCGATGGCCGATGGCAATGCGCTGTTCCACACCACCCACAAGAACCTCGCCGCGACCGGTACGGCGCTGGCGGTCGATGCGGTGGGTGCCGCGCGGGCCGCGATGGCGCTGCAGACCGGCTTCGACAAGAAGACCGTCCTGAACATCCGCCCCGCCTTCCTGATCGTGCCCGCCGCCCTTGAACTGAAGGCCGAGCAACTGGTCGCACAGAACCTCGTGCCCGCCGACACCTCCAAGGTGGTGCCGCAATCGATCCGGACGCTGAGCCCGATCAGCGAGCCCCGGCTCGATGCCGCCAGTCCCATCGCCTGGTACTTGGCGGCGTCGCCCAACCAGATCGACACCATCGAGTATGCCTATCTGGAGGGCCAGCAGGGTGCTTACGTCGAGACCCGCAACGGCTTCGACGTCGACGGGGTGGAGATCAAGTGCCGCCTCGACTTCGGCGCCAAAGCCATCGACTGGCGCGGTCTTTACCGAAATCCCGGCGCGTAAGCCGGGACCATTCCATCACCTGAACCCTGACAGGCGGCCCTTACGCCGCCTGTTTCCACGTTCGCGAAAGGACATCCGCCATGAAGAACTACGTCCAACCCGGCAATACCATCACCCTGACTGCCCCCTATGCCGTCACCTCTGGCGACGGCTTGCTCGTCGGCTCCATCTTCGGCGTTGCCGCTGGCACGGCTATCCTTGGCGATCCGGTCGAAACTGCAGTCGAAGGCGTCTACGATCTGAAGAAGGTCGCCTCGCAGGCTTGGGTTGCAGGCGACAGGATCTACTGGGACAACACCGCCAAGCAGACCACCAAGACCCTGACCGCAAACACGCTGATCGGCGTGGCGACCGAGGCCGTCGCAGGTGGTGCAACCGACCTGATCGGCCGGGTACGCCTGAACGGCGCGTTCTGATGAGCGCCTTCGCCGCCGCTATCGGCGCACTCTTCGCCGATCCGAACATGGGGTGTGATGCGATCTACATCGCCGACGGCGGCGCGCCGGTGCTGGTGCGCATCGTCGCCCGGCGCGCCGATGAGTTGACCTCGTTCGGCGATGCCCGGCTCTGGTCGGAAACCACGCGCGTCGACCTGCGCGCCGCCGAGGTGCCAAACCCGCGCCCCGGCGATAGGATCGAGATTGACGGCGACGCCTTCCTCATCCAGGGCGAGCCGGTCCGTGATCGCGAGCGGCTGGTCTGGACCGTCGACCTGAGGCCAGCGTGAAACTGAAACTCGCCATCGATCCCGACATCGTCGCCCTGATGGCGGCAGAGGTAGCGGCGGGCGAACGCGCCGTCACCGCTGCCATGCGCGAGGCCGGAACCAGCCTGAAATCCGCATGGCGCATCCAGATCACCGGCGCGGGGCTGGGCACACGCCTTGCCAACTCGATCCGCTCGGCCAGCTTTCCGAAGTCCGGCGAAAGCCTGAACGCGGCGGCGCTGGTCTGGTCGAACGCCCCGGTGATCATCGGCGCGCATGACAGCGGCCCGCTGATCCGGTCGAAGAACGGGTTCTGGCTGGCGATCCCCACGCCAGCGGCGGGCAAATCCACGCGCGGCGGCCGGATCACCCCCGGCGAATGGGAACGCCGCACAGGTTTGCGCCTGCGGTTCATCTACCGCCGCCGGGGGCCGAGCCTGCTGGTCGCCGAGGGGCGGCTGAACACCAAGGGCCGGGCCGTGGCATCACGGTCGAAAACCGGCCGGGGTGTCGTCAGCGCGCCGATCTTCCTGCTGGTGCCGCAGGTCAAACTGCAGAAACGGCTGGACCTGGCGCGGGATGCAGCCCGGGCGGTTGACGGTGTGCCGGGGCTGATCGTCGCAAAATGGGTGGAGGGCCGAACATGACCCAAGGTGCATGGTCTTCGGCGCGGTCGGCCTATCACTTGGCTGGTCCCACACGATGTCGCGCTTCGCGGCGGACGGCGGCCATGAGAACCCCGATGCAGCCGACGAGCAGAACCGCGCCACCCACAAGCGGGGAAAGGCTTGTGCCGCGGGTCAGCGCCGCCGTCACTGCGACCACGGCCAGAATGGCGGCGGTCAGCCGTGCATCGCTGACGAACATCTTGAAAAGTTCGGACAGAACATCTTTCAGAATGCTCATGACCGCACCTCCATCACCGGCTTTCGCACCATGTGGGGCGCCATCAAGCCTGCGACAAGAAACAGGGCCGCAAAAACGAACAGCGCCAGATCATGTCCCGGCCAGTCCACGCCCAAGCCTTCGCCGGTCCAGAACACACCAAAGGCCGACAGCATCACGCCCACTCCGAACTTCAGCGTGTTTTCCGGCACCTTCGACAGCGGGCGATGGGCGATGGCGCCGACAACGAGGACCAGCGCGCAGGCAGCAAGGGCACCAAGGCTGGCAGGCCACAGCATGCCGCGCCCCGCACCGACCGCGATCACGATGAAGATGACTTCCAGCCCTTCGAGCAGCACGGCCTTGTAGGCGGCGATCCCGGCGATCCAGTCCTGCGAGGTTTGCTGGCGTTTGATGTCGGCGGTCAGTTCGGCGCTTTCCTTGGCAAAGATCGCATCCTCGTCATGGAGCGGCAGGACGCCCCCCGCCCGCAGTGATGCCTTTCGTAGCCAGCCGATCCCGAAAAGCAACAAGAGCACGCCGATCACAAGTTGCAGCAGGTGCAGAGGCACCTGATCCAGAAGGGGCCCGAGGATGACAACGACAGCCGCCAATGTCGCCAGCGCCGCCCCGGTGCCCAGCACGGCAGGTCGCCAGCCACGCAAGGTCGCGACCACCAGCACGATGGTAAAGGCTTCCACAACCTCGACCAGCGAAGCGAGGAAGGCTGCACCGATGGCAGGGGCGGCAGTGGACCATTCAAACATGCGTCACCTCACTTGTTTTCGTCATGGGCGTCGAAGACCTGGCGCGCATAGGCATCAAGAACTGCGACGCAACCAGCCAACCGCTCCTGCGCCTCGGTCGCGCGGGTCGCGCCGTAGAAGTCGAGCTTCTGGATCTTCGACAGCCAACCTTGCAGCTTCTTAAGATCGACATCGTTCTCTTCCAGTTCGGCATAAGTGTAGTGACTGGCCGTCACCTCCTTGGCCACCTCGCGTTCGAAATCGTCGCATTTGTCGATGAACTCGGCGTAGGCCTCGTCGCGTTCGGCCTTGAAACGGGTCAGGACCTTGGCTTCCTGCCCCTGATCGAGGGCGACGGTCTGCAAGATCACGGCTTCGCCACCAGCTTCCGCAATGTCATTTTCCAGCATCTTGAGGCGTCGGACATGATCGTCGGTCTTTGGCAGCAGGCAGACTCCATTCTGCAGATAGACCGCGCCCATGCCCTTCAGCTTGCGCCAGAGCGCGACGCGCTTGGCAGCCGGTTCGGGAGGAACCTTGTAGGTCAGAAGAAGCCATGAAACTGCTTGCATGGATCTTTGATATTGTAACGACCGTAACAAGTCAATCATCGTACTTGTAACTGACGGTGCAGATCGACCACACCCGTGATCAACATCGCTCCACGACCGACGAGTGAACGTTCCATGACCCCCCGCGAAACCATCCTTGCCGCTCTGCACGCGCGGCTTATGGCGTTGCCCGCCACCGCCCTGCGCGGTGACGTGCTACCCGAGCGCGTGCCCGCTGCTGGCCTGCTGATCCTGCGCGACGGCGAGCCGGGGGAGCCCGAGGTCACACTGTCACCGCTGCGTTATCACTACCAGCACCGGGCCGAGATCGAGGCAGTTGTACAGGGTGCCGCCCGTGACGCCGCCTTCGACACCCTCTGCGCCGGCATTGGCGCGGCGATTGCCGCCGACCGGACGCTTGGCGGCTTCTGCGACTGGGTAGAGGCAGAAGCGCCGCGCCCGGTTGATCTGCCGGTCGACGGTGCCGCCGGTTTGAAGGCGGCGGTGATCCCGGTCATTTTGCACTATTCCACGGCCGACCCTCTGGCCTGACCCCCCTCACACGATAGGAGACTACGATGGCACGAGCCCATGGGGCGCGGGCGCAGATGGCGCTTGCGTTCGAATCCGTCTATGGCACCGCGCCCGCCACGGGCTATCGCACGGTACCGTTTGCCAGCACCACGCTTGGCTCCGAGCAACCGCTGATCGCATCGGAATTGCTGGGCCAGGGGCGCGACCCGCTGGCCCCGATTAAGGACGCGGTCACGGCCGATGGCGATGTCGTCGTGCCGATCGACGTCGAGAACCTTGGGCTGTGGCTGAAGGCGGCCTTCGGCGCGCCTGTCACCTCCGGCACGACGCCCAAGACCCATACCTTCCAGTCGGGCAACTGGACGCTGCCGAGCATGGCCATAGAGACGGCGATGCCCGAGGTGCCGCGCTATGCGATGTACACTGGCTGCGTCTGCGACCAGCTTTCCTGGCAGATGGCGCGGTCGGGGCTCTTGACCGCGACGGCGCGGCTGGTGGCGCAGGGAGAAAACGTCGCGGCCACCACGGCAGCGGGCACGCCCACCTCGCTGGCGCTGCAGCGGTTCGGGCATTTCAACGGAGCGATCACGCGGAACGGCTCGCCGCTCGGCAACGTCATTTCCGCCGAGGTGACCTATTCCAACGGCCTCGACCGGATCGAGACCATCCGCTCGGACGGCCGGATCGAGGGGGCCGACCCCGGCATGGCCGCGCTGACAGGTCGGGTCGAGGTGCGCTTCGCCGACACCACATTGATCACGCAGGCTATCGACGGCACGCCCTGCGAGTTGGTCTTTGCCTGGAGCCTCGGGGCGAACGCCAGCTTTACCTTCACGGCGCATGCCGTCTATCTGCCGCGCCCGCGCATCGAGATCCCGGGCCCGCAAGGCATCCAGGCCTCATTCGACTGGCAGGCGGCCAAGGCCGTCAGCCCCGCCCGCATGTGCACCGCCGTCCTCGTCAACACTGTTGTGAGTTACTGATCATGATCAGACTGAATTTGACTGCATCCCCTTCGTGGCTGACCCTTGCCCCCGGCCTGCGCCTGCACGTCGCGCCGCTGACAACCGCGCTGATGGTCTCGGCCCGTGCCGATCCCACCATCGAAGCGTTGCCGGACTCAGCGACGCAAGAAGAACTGGCCCTTGCCATGGCCAAGGCCGTCGCCCGGCGCGCAGTGCTGGATTGGGAGGGGGTAGGCGATGACGCGGGCGATGCTGTGCCGGTCTCGCCAGAAGGCATCGATGCCCTTCTGGAAATCTGGCCCGTCTTCGAGGCGTTCCAGACCCAATACGTCGCCAAAGGCCTGATCCTGGACGCAGAAAAAAACGTCTCCGCGCCCTTGCCGAATGGTCCTTCGGCGGGGGCGACCGGTACTGCGCGGCCTGTACGAGACACTGCCCGGACTGCCCCGCAAGACTGAACCGGCCGCAGACGGAAGATGGCTGGCAGGTCTGGGATCTCGTCGGCCGCCTCGGCGGGCAACTGCGGGTGATCCCCGGCGCGGTGCTGGGCTGGGACATGGGCGCGGCGCTGGCAATGGCCAATGCCCTCGGGATCGACGCCCTGATCGCCGCAGAACTACTGCCCGAGATCGAGGCGGTGATGGTGCGCAAGCTGAACGAACAGATCGGAGAGGGACATGGCTGAGAAAAGGGTCTCTGTCCGGCTGGTTGCCGAAGGCGGCCGTCAGGTCCGGGCGGAGTTGGAAGGGATCGGCGAGGCGGGCACGCGGGGTTTCGGCCGCCTGTCCTCCGAGATGGAACTGGCCAATGCCCGGCTTGGCAGCTTCGCCCGGAAAGCCGGGATCGCGCTGGCGGCGGTCACGGCGGCCGCAGCCGCTGCGGGCGTGGCGATGGTCCGTTCGGGGCTCGACGTGATCGGCGCACAGGCGGACATGGCGGCATCGCTGAAAACCACGGTCGAAAGCCTGCAGGTGCTGACATGGGCTGGGGAACTGGCCGGTGTTTCGATGGGCGACATCGAGCAGGCCACCAAGAAACTGACCACGCGGCTGTCGGAAGCGGCGGCTGGGTCCGGATCGGCTGTTGTTGCTTTGCAGCGGCTGAACCTGACCGCCGCCGAGCTGCAAGCGTTGCCGCTCGACCAGCGCATTGTCGCCATTCAGGAAGCGCTGAACCGGTTTGTGCCCGAAGCGGAACGTGCTGCTGTCGCCTCTGACCTTTTCGGTGACAAGGCGGCGCTGGCGTTCCTGCGCATCGACGCCGCTACGCTGCGCGAGGCGGCCAAGGATGTGCAGGATTTCAGCGTGGCGGTCAGCGCGGCAGATGCCGCGCAGATCGAACGCACCGGCGATGCCATCGCAAAGTTGAGTCTCATCTGGCTGGGCCTGACCAACCGCCTGACCGCCGCCGTCGCCCCGGCGCTGGAAACGGTGGCGAACGCGCTGGCCGACATGGCGCGCGGCACCGGGCCCATCGGCGGCGCAATCACCATGGTCTTCGACAACCTCGCCCGGCTTGCTACCTATGCCGCGACCTTCGCCGCCTTCATGGCCGGTCGCTGGGTGGCCGGGCTGGCCGCTGCCGCTCTGTCAGTGCGCGGCCTTGCTACAGCGCTGGTCGTCCTGCGCGGGGCGCTGATCCGGACCGGGATCGGTGCCTTGATCGTCGGCGCGGGGGAACTGGTCTATCAGTTCTCGCAGCTCGTCGCCCGGGCCGGCGGCGTGGGCGAAGCCTTTCGCCTACTGGGCGATCTCGCCAAGGACGTCTGGTCGCG